TAGAGATGCGCAGTTTTAGCTCCACTCATTCCCCACATCTCATACAGCAGACTTCCTCGCTCGGCGGCATTTTTGCCTTTGGCGATAATTGGAAATCCACCATTGTGGTAGAACTGGTCAGCCATCGATAAAGCTTTCTCCACTACGATTGTATACCTAGCAAGTTGCAACGTGTAAGCGCTGCTTCTATACTGGATCAATCTTGGGATTAAGTTATCTTTGTCCTCCAGTTTCTCGAACTTTATGAAGGACTTGCCCATTCCTGGGTCAGGTGACTGACTCATCACATTCTTGTATCGCTTCCGCATGCGCTGCGGTCGTGATTCAATGACCGAACCTATGGTCATTGGACTTAGGTCCACAAACCTCATGTCATACAAGAGCGAATTGATGGAGTTAAACATTAACTTTGTTGCTGCCTCAGTACAAGGTAACTGAGTTTTAACGTGCCGGTTGACAATGGAGTTATACTCATTCATCGCGCAACGATGGAATGACACAACTTTGCTGACACCAATACGGAGAATTTCCTGCATCACCCTCGAGTGTTTGCATGGTCCATCTTGAACGTGTATCAGTAAGTCTAGTGCATCAACCTTTACCCAATTCGACTTTTCTCTGCGGACTGGTTCAAGAACCACTTCCTGACAAATGGGGTTAATCTTACCCTTGTCAAATCGAATCTTGCCTGAACCGGTGTAACTCGTTCCAATGGCATTTGGGTGTTGCGCAAAATCCAGTTTTTTCGTAAGCTGGATTTTTCTATTGGTTTGCCCATATTCCTGGCTACCTTTTCCAAGGGACCAACATTTAGGGCCATAGCAATGGAACCGCTGAGGACAGGAAGTACCCAATCAGGGTGAATTCCCAATGCATTCAACATTTTGTTCTTTGCTACCAACCGAAGGGTTGACTCCAGTGCGGCTTCTCGTTCACTTCCAACGACATGGAGTTTCAGATAAGCCAACAAGGACTTATTGTATACCACATCTTTACGTTTGGTCCAAATTAGGAACCACTTCGCGTCATACTCGATAACACTTGGTTCAACCCAGCTACCCAGTGCGCACACTTCAGGGCAGCGGAAACTTGGAACACCAACAGTAAGGTTAGCTGGAAGTTTGAAGGGACAGAAGTGTTCTAGTGGTCTTCGTCGACTGTTAGGTTCTCCCTCTCTGTTGATCTCAACAGGGCTTCCATCTCTTCCGAGTAGAGGTCCGACGCATCGTATGGCTCTAACTCGTCGATTGTGAAGCTCTCGGGGTCCCTCACTAGCATCTCCGCTCTCCATTGGTCCACATGGACTACAACTCGTCTGCCCGTCTCGGGGTCGACTGCCGCAAACCGATTCCTCGGAATCTCGTCTATGGAAATCCACCTCAACTTGGAAGGTCTGCTCACAGACGCTTCCGTTATCGGAACTTGAGCTGTTGTCGCTTCCGTTTTCGGAATTGGTGTCTTGGCTTTCTTGGACTTCGACTTCTTTGTCGGAAGTGAGTTGTCCAGGATTGCAGAATGATAAGCTGCTTCCTGAATCAAAGCTACATCTTCTTGGTCCAGCTTCGACGTCTCCGAACTCGCAATGAGAGCCAGAGTCACACTCCAAAGGGGATTGAGCACCCCACGCCGGGGCACCGTCCACCGCATCGGAACACTCCTGACTACTCCTTTCCATCGCACATTCAAATGCGAGGGCATAGGGGTCGCAAGACTCAGAGTCGCTTTCTTGGCGGCTTTGACGAGCTTCTTGCGCTTTGCGGGTTCGGCTAAGCGAAAACCCTCATTAGCGGATCGAAAAGCCTCGGCTATTTTCTCCCGCAATTTGAGGTCCTTGACATTAGCGTCAAACAGGACATGTACCTGATCTTCGCTTATATCTGCTGCCTTGGTTGC